AAAAAGCATAAGATAGATAATACTCAAATCCCTTGAGCTGTTCGTCTGTAAATTCTACTTGCTGAACGGGGCTTTTGGGGAATCTTAAAAATAAGAACTCTGCGGTGGGTTTATAACCCGGCCAATGCTTCTTCGCGGCTAACGTGTAAGTCATCGCTTGGACATTGGAATGCAACTCTTCTCCTCTAAATTTATATTTACTACTTTTGTAATCTACAATTTTTACTTTTTTGCCGCGTTTGTAAACAATCGGTTTATCTATAAAGCCCCTTATCTTGTAGACAGGGTCTTTGCCCTCAAGCAAAAACTCAAGCTCTGGATTATCAACCTTGCCTCCCCACCCAAAAAAGTCATACTTTAGCCCCACCATAATCATATCCCAAACCAACTCAGTATTTTCTTCGTTAGTCATAGGTAGGTCGGAAGATTTCTCCATCTGGCGCAAATGCTTCATAACGAGCCTAACTACGGCAGGGCTTCCGTCTATAGTGTTAGCTTTTAAAATTTTATCATAATGCTTCTTATGCTTCTTTTTTACAAGCATTTCAAATACCAAGTGGCACACTGTACCTCTCTGTGCTCCCTCGTTTTGCTTCTGAGGAAGTTTTAAGTGGTAATTGCACCAATAAGACCAAGAGCAAGTTTCAAGCGTCTTGAGTCTTGATGCCGATAATATTCTTTCTTTTAACTGTTGCGCCATTCTAAAATTTCTTTTTTATTCATACAGCCGAAGTCATTTTTACAAGGTAGTTTTATTATGACATCGTCTTCATCGAAGTGCTTGTTTAGAGTCTTCTTCGCCTTCCAAGCGGCCTTGTTGCCCGCTCCATTTGCCCCGTCATTGTTCAAAGCAATTATAATCTTGTCTGGGTAAATCCTAAGTAAGCACATTAAAAGATGCGCGCTTAAAGATACTCCAAACATAACTAAAGTATTTTTGATTCCAGCCTCCCAAAGAGCCAGCATGTCCCCAATGCTCTCTACTATAATAACCTCATTCTCTTTTTTAATAATTTCAAAGTTAACTTGAAGAGGATAGCCCCATTTTGAAGTGGCTCCTTGGTGCTTCCATTTTATTGGACTTTGACCCGTCGTGTCCCTGCCTGTGCATCCAATTAACTTTCTATTACCAGTTGAGGTGACACTAAAAATTGGAAAGACGTACCTATTTGAAAAAGCGCCCCTGACAGCCATACCGCCTTCAAAAAGTTTCATTGTCACAGGGCTTACTCCCCTACCCTCCCAGTACGAATGGTCTTTAACTAAATTAGCAAGAGCTTCTGTCGGGATAGGCTTAATATGTTCAAGCCTCGGCTCTTGTTTTTTTGGTTTTTCAAATTGATACTTGGTAGATACAAATTTTCTAGCCTCTTCTATTGTTGAAAGATTTTTTGTAATCCTAATCAGTTCTTCGATTGGGCCAGACTTACACTCTTTAAAATCCGTCCACCAACCAGTATTTTTATCTACGCTTAAAACAGAATCACTGCTCGAATCCCTGTAAAGAGGATTCATCCTGTACTGCCTGCCAGAATCTTTAATTCTGTACCCTAGGTCAATTAGTATATCTCTTATCTCCGACACTATAATATACTGGTGTCTCCGTCATTCCCTGCGATATCTCGTTGAGCTATGTCAAACCTTTGTCTGATTTCGTTAACGATGTCATGTAGCGACCCTCTGCACTCTATTGCAAAGTTTTCTACATTAAAATTTAAGTAGTTGTTACTCCACTCTTCTCTGTGAATTTCTATTTGATTATTTTCTTCTATAATCGGTCTTCGTATAAGATCTTGATGACCTGCCGCATCGCGTCCTTGATACCTTGTTTTAATTGGTAATAATTTATGCGTTCCAAAATGCTCGCCATCCATAGCTATTTCATCAGCAGTTTTTCTTCTGAATATAGCAACGAAACTGGCGAACCATTGCAATCTATCGGACAATGATATAGCTGAAGCGTCATCAACCAAGCTTCTACTATTCCTGTTATGACTTTCTCCCGAGCGATTCATCTGCATGGCAGTTATAATTGGAGCGCTCAACTCTTCAGAAATTCTTTTAAGCTTATCTATCTTATCTCCTATCGCTTGATGCTCAGCCCAGTTTTTATCAACTTTCTCGCCAGTTAGTTTGACATAGTCGTAAGCTATTATACATTTGTTACCTCTGCCAACATGCTTCATATGCCAGCGACGAATAATTGAACAAACTTCGTCAATGGTTTTATTTCTTACATGATAATGAAAATACTTTACATTTTGATATTTGCTTGAAGCTTTTTGAGCTTGGTAGTCTCTTACTTTTTGATACAGCTCCTTGTTTTTAATCCATTTACCGGTCTCTAAATACCAAAGCGGTACTCCGGTTTCAGCAGCAGCCATCCTAAATTTTATTTCATTACTCGACATCTCTGTGTCAAGCACTAAAACAGGAACATCGTTCCTCATGGCGCTCTTTAGACATATATCGTTGATGAAAGTTGTTTTGCCTTGAGCCGGACGAGAAACGATAGCATATATGTTACCATCTCTTAGTCCGCCGAACAGTCTATTAAATTCATCGTATGGAGTTAATAATCCAGATTCATCTGAGGGGTTCATCCCCGCTTCCTCTACCACATCTAAAAAATCATCTAAAATGTTTTGAGGCGATTCTTCGATTTCGTAAGAAAGTATTTTTTCCGAATATATAGAATCAGATTTAGTTATAATCTCATCTACAGATTTATCAGCAGACTCACTGTTTAGAAAATACTTTAAATCATCAGCCGTCTCTTCCAGTTCTCTTAATATTCTATATTTTACTAATTGCTGAACATGAGGCTTAATGCCTCTTTTGTTTGGAGCTTTTAAATATACTGTTTCAAGGTATCCATGAATGTCAACCCCGTCTTTAGTATGTACTCCTACATTCTTTAGCTTCTCGGAAACAAGAATTTTATCTACCTTATTTCCTTCAACATAAGAATTTCTTAATACAGAATATATTGATTTATGTACCGAATGATAAAAGTCCGCTACATTTAAAACAGAATCGAATTCTGATATAGAATCTGGATACTTGAGAAGTCCGCCTAAAACGTACATCTCAAGCTTGAGAGAGTATAAACCCATGTATTATTTATATTTTCTGTCTACCCCGAAGAAGTAAGAGAACAAGTTTTCCGGGACTTGCAGCCCTCCAATAGCGGTATATACAGCTAGACCTTGTTTCGCCCCAGCGTAAATGCCGCGATGGACAGTAGAACCATCACCCATCATTCTGCTCAGTTGTTCAAAACCATGTTCTAAGCTAGACTGAGGTATGTTGTCAAGAGAATTTTTATCGCCAATAATAACGCAGGCCGCAACATTTCCCGTAGAAGCGTCTACGCCTGCTAAAATATTTTTGCGAAGATTATCTCTAACTGCGTAAGATATGCCTGTTTCGCTGGTGTCTTTAATTGGGGTAGCCCCGAACATTATGACTCCAGATGAAAAAATTGTATCTAGATCTGCCTTGTCGAAAGTAGTATAAGCAGATTCTTTAGCGGAGATTTTATTAAAAAGATGCAGGATAGAACATATGCTGTTATTTGCCGTGCTCCAAAACTGATTAACGCTAAGTTTAGGATAAAGTTGTTTTATTTTTTCGTTATCCAGAATAATCAATGGAGAAAGAACTCCTGCTTTTTGAGCGTCAACAATCTTGCTAATTGTATTTTCGGCGTTCTTCTGGACTTTTATACCTTCTGCTCTAGTAGGTAAAGCTGCTATGCATCCAACTTTAGCGTCTGTGTCTTTCGTCTCCTTGCTTAAAGATTGGTTTAAATCATGGCAGATGTCTATAACTCTAGCAACACCGCCAGCCCCAGTTCCTCCACCCGCTCCGGCGCAGACTAGAACTCTTTCATATCCTGTTCCGAAAGTTCTTTTTAGGAAATCAAGAATATCTTCATATCTTGTTCGAAATACTTCGTCCGCCGCATCTGGATTTTTGCCAGCACCACCATCTCCAATCAAGAGCTTATTCTGTTCTGGAATTTTAATTAAAGATAGATCTTGCTTCGCAGTATTTATTACGCCAACTCTACGATATCCTAAGTTCCAGAAAGACTCCGCTAATCTAGAGCCTCCTTGGCCTACTCCTACGATGGCAAAATTAAAAGCTGCGTCATCAAAAGTGTCTTTAATTGCATCTTCTATTTGCTCATCGTCTGGAAGAGGGATATCTGGTAAATCAATACCTAAATCGTCAACCCCTAAACTTTCAACTGGGGCGAGGGGAGCTTCCTCTGGGGTGGGTGCGGGCGCTTCTCCAGCAGTTAAAGATGCAGGTGGTTCTAGTCCCGGCAAAGGAGTTTCGTTTTCTTTGTTTGGATAATAGTCTGATATATTTGTATCACTCATCTTGATAACCTTCTTCCTCGTCTTCTTCTGAATTGCTCTGTATCCTAGTGGTTATATTATCTAGAAAACTTTCTCTAGAAATTTCCTCCATGGCCTCTGACCAATTTTTGATAAAATACTGAAGCGACATAGCATTCAAATCATCCGAGATTTGAGCATGCACTTGAGGCTTTGCCTTCTCGTCAAAACTGAATAATACATATCCTCCATAAGACATTTCGCTTATATTATCCAGTACCTTTTGAGGCATGCTGCCGTACTGTACTTCTTTGCTCATCATAATATATTACACTAAGTATTAAATATCTACGCCAAAAGTGTCTAAAATATAGGATCTGCTAAGATTTTCTATATCTTTAGTTTCTATTTCTAAAACTTTGAATTCATTCATTTCTAGCCAACTTATTTTTTTCATATCCCTTTTAATAGAGGCGAGATACTTATCCCTTGATCCCCCATGAAAAAATTTATTATACTGGTTGTGCTGATCTCCCTGCACCTCTACCGCTATCTTGCGAGTGAAGTTTATCAAGTCCACTTTCATTCTCGTTCCAAAGACAGGAAACTCTTCGTAGCAAATATGATTTTCCCAATAATCTTTGAAAAAAGTTTTTACGTTGAATTGTATCTTTGATCTGCACTTTTTATCCCAATCTATTTTATACTTTGTTACGTTTTTACTAACAAGTCTACCGTTTATGCTGTAAAGCCTCATTAGGCTAAAGTTAAAGTTTCTTTTAGCTTGGAGAAAAGATATTTAGTCAATTCGGGGTTATCTTCGAGACAAGCGGTGAACGCGTCTTCCCCTTGGATTTTTTCGGGTATCTCAAGATTATTCTCCTTTAGCTCATCAATGAGCTTTTTATTAACAGTAACCCACGAGCCAGCTTTTTCAACAAAACCCCACTTAACGAGAGAGTCAAATATCTCGTACTCAATCCACACACTTTTGCCACCAGTTCTACCGTATCTAATAGGATACCTTATTTCAGCACCAGTGGTTTCATTGGGAGTTTTCTTAAAAATAATTTTGCACCAATGACCGTCAGGGTTTCCGTCTTTAGAGTTCTTAGACGTTATTTGGTCACTCTTGTGACGCTTTTGAAATTCAAAAATCCAATCAGAAAAGTGCAAAAGCGCATTGCCGCCTGTGGCATTTGTAAGTTTTGGGTCGCCTTTTTCATAAGGATTAACGCTTACAGTGCTGCGAACCTGAGAAATCATAAAGCAGATATGTCCTCTTGTGCTGATCGGCAAAGCCATGCGCTTTAAAAAGTTAGAGCTTAAAACTGCCCCACCTGCCACCTTGGTAGCCTCTGCGTAGGAGCGATCAATGTCTCCAGACGGAATCAAAGAATCCATCGAATCTATGATAAAAAAGTATTTTCTCTCAGTGGGGTTATCTTTAATTAAATTTGTAATGAATCCAATAACCGTCTCAAAAATATTAGACTTAAAAACAAACCACTTATCCTCAGAAGTATCTACTCCAGATCTCTCTATCATCTCCTTGGAAAGCCTTCCCTCAGATTTAACATAAATAACCATAGAATTATCTACTGATTTCTGAAAGTTTTTTGCGAAAGCCAGAGAGCAGGATGTCTTTCCTCCTTCTGAAATGCCGCTTGCTCTAATGATCGAGGGCCTTAATCCTCCGGCCATTGCAATATCTAAAAGCAAGCTGCCGCTGGAAACGGTATAATTGGCCTCTGTTTCAAAATTGTAGTGCTCATGCTTGTGATCCTGCAAATACTGTTTTATTTGCCCAACTGGATCTAACGTATCATTCTTTTTCTTCGCTGCCATCTCTTAAAAAATCTAATAAATTCTTTTTAGGTTTGATCTTTTTCGACCTACCTGCCTTGCGACTACTTAAAGGATATTCCTTTTCTGGAGACAAGTCAAGCTTATATTTATTCCATTCTACAATTAGGTATTTCTTCCCATGCGGAGTCTGAAACCACAGCAAAGACTCCATGTAATCAAAAGGTTTGTTGAGGATAAACCAGAATTTTTTATCAGAAAATTTCTTAAGAAGGATCTTTGTTACATCCATCTCCCTTTTCGTAGCCTTCGGGTCTTTCCAGATAGCTTGAGAATCTTTTGTAAATTTTTCAATTATGTATTGGTTAATTGTTAATTTTCTTTTAAGCTTCCTCATTGCTGATATATTCCCTGTATTTATCTAAATTGTCAATTAAGTATTTAGGGTGGGAGTTAGGCGTAATGTCCACTTTTTTCACCTTGTAATCTATAAACAATCTTTCTAAAGCTTCATCGATATTATTGTGCTCGAATTTTATTTTTTTATTATTTGGAACAATGTCCCTAGAATGCGCCCAACTTTTTTGTTTCTGTAGCACTTTATCTCCTCCAGTATTATCAAGCCAAGAGAAATGCCATCCAGCATTAGGTATCGAAGGATGCGTAGAGATAGCGTTGCCTCTTATAGTAGATGGCAATATCGTTTTTAATAAAGAAAGCTCAGTCATCTGCGCTACGGAATTATTCTGGCAAAATAAGTTGAATTTATAAACATATAAATCTAAAGAAAACCCAACGCTTGGCCTAGACTGCATGCCGTGAGGCATAATCCTATCTAACTGCCTCAGTGGGTAAAGTTTATCTTTGTCAGAAAATATATAAAAAGCTTTTTTAAAAGCGTCTTCGTTTAGGATTTCATCTAAGGCGCTTATGTAAATTATATCTGTATCTTTAGCTCCTATGTCTTGCAAAATCTTAACGGGATAATTTCCTTGAAAATGATCCCTAATCCAGTCTTTAGTGTTTTGCCCTGCTCCAGTTCTATCGTGAACACTGAAGTTATCTAAAAGCTCAGGGTGCTGCCGTATTCCTTCGTCAAAATTATCTATTTTAGTATAGATAATTTTAGACTTATACTGGTCGAATCTTTTGTGATCAAAGTTAAAAGGTTTCGGTAGGCCGGTGTGGGTTTCGGAAGCTTCAGTTATAATAAATTTATCAACAAAATTCCAGTGTTGATTTAATCTCAATTCCAGTAAATCATTTTCATTAAAGAAGGGGAAACAGTCGTATACCATTATGTTAATTAATAAATTCAGCTAATGATTCTATGCATTGATTATAAGTCGCTCCTTTTTTGCTTATATCCATTATATTTTCAATAGGGATAGAATCTTCTTTAATCCACCAATCCTCCCAAGGGGTACCGTCTTCAAAACTCACATCTTCAAAAAGCATTACATACCCCCTCATCAAAAGCATAGCTCTAGTAGCATCGCAGATGCTTCTGCCATATTTAAAAGCTTCATGCTCCAAAGTCATAGCTTTGAACTCTATATCTGCATCTAGAACTCTTTCTAAAACTGGCGCTGATAAATTTGTCGTTCCATCTACATCCAAGGATATATAGTCAACCTCTTTAGGACTGTGCTCTTTTAGTAAATCTGTCAGCTTCGAAGTTGTAGCATCAACTTGGTAAAAAGGAGACTCTCTGTGCTTACTCCAATCGCAATCAGTTTCAACATCACCTATATCAAACCCTATCCCTTCCCAATTATAATAATTTTCTAATATATATGTATTGCTGGCATCTTTGGGGTGCCCGCAGGCTATATCTAAAAAATAACCCGGTTCATTATATACATAATCAGGCTGACTAGCTAAAAGGTGACAAATAAATTCGTCCTGTCTTTCGCAAGAGAACTTTCTCCCCGCGACCCTTGTAATTTCCTCAAAGTCTCCCGGCATATTCTTTTAAATCTGCATCAACCATCTTTTTTACTAAATCGCTAAAAGAAACTTCGGGCTTCCATCCAAGCTTCTCTCTTGCTGGATTAGAGTCTCCATACAAAAGCTCCACCTCTGCGGGGCGGTAAAACTTTTCATTAATTTCTGCTAATGCAGTATTCTCTTGGAACAATCTAAACTTTTCATCCATCCCTTCCCCGCTCCAGAGGCCCGGTACTCCTGCCGCTGCAAAAGCTTCGCTAACGAACTCTTTGACAGAATGAGTTTCGTTACTTGACAGGACATATTCATTCGGTTCGGACTGGTTTAACATCGCCCAAACACCTTTCACAAAATCTTCAGAGTCAGACCAATCTCTTCTAGAGTTTACATTACCTAATTGAAGTGGCTCAAATTTTTCTCCTTTATCCAGCGCGCTTTTTATTCTAGCAACTCCTTTTGTAATTTTTCTAGTGACGAACTCTTCTCCTCTTTTAACTCCTTCGTGATTAAATAAAATACTATGAATTGCAAAAAGATTATAAGACTCTCTGTAAACTTTAACTATATGTCTAGCAGCAGCTTTAGATGCTCCGTATGGGCTTCTAGGCTTGATTGGGTGCTTGATATCTTGCGGACTATAGTCTACGTCTCCAAATTCTTCAGAAGACCCAGCGCTATAGAAGCGGCAGTCAGGCTTAAACTTTCTAATAGCCTCCAAGCATCGAATGACTCCTAATGTATTAACATCGAATACCTGTAGTGGCATGTCCCAGCTAACACCTACAAAAGAATTAGCTCCAAAATTAATAAAAAAATCTGGCTGAATTTCTTTTACAAGTTTATCTATACTTGTACCGTCAGAAAGATCTCCGTCAACAAGTTCGAAGTTAGGGGAGCTAGCAAAAGATTTTATATTTTTATAATTAGGCGAGCCTGAACGACGAACCATACCATAGACTTTAAAATCTTCTGAGCCCGAAGTAGTAGGGCTTAGGAGATATTCGGCCATGTTAGCCCCGTCTTGGCCTAATATACCTGTAATCAATACTTTTATTGCCACAGGTTATTTTATGAAGAAACTAGATTATTTCAAATAAAAATTTACATACCGAAAGACTTACCGCACCCGCAGGATGCAGCAGCTTTAGGATTTACAAAATTAAATCCAGATTTAGCAAAGCCTGTCTCATAGTCTACAACAGTTTCTTCTAGGATAAATGCGCTTTTCTTATCTATACAAACAGTTACTCCATACTCTTCAAATTCTATTATAGAGTCCCCTGCTCTGGGTTCTTCTTCAATTTGAACATCATACAAAAAACCTGAGCATCCGCCGCCCGTCACCGAAATACGGACTAATACATTTTCGCCCTGACCTGACATGGCCTTCAGAGCGTTTTCTGTGAAGCTTATCATAAAAAAAAATTAAGTAGCCCTTTGCATCGAGTCTTTAACTGGATCAAACGGCCTAATCTTAGCGCCCTTAACGGTAATGAGAGGGGCATTTTTCCAAGTCTCGTTTTCTTTACCGCAGCCAGAGTTACGCTTAACATCACCCATGTTCCCTTGGTCTAAGAAGTCGTCGGAGTTAAGAACTTTATCATATCTAACAGGAACTTCGGAATCGCCATAAGATTCAGAAATCACGTTTTCAATAAAGCCTTTATCCACCCCACAAATACAAGGCATATTCTTACGAGGATCAAACCACTTCATATTCAAAGCTCTACCAACGATATCGCCCAGCGGTTCCTCAAAGAAGTTACCTAAAGAAACATGCTGATATGGGCAAGGCATAATGTCTCCATAGCGAGAAACTGGAAGGATTCTCTTAACAGCAATACATCCGATATCTCTACCGTAAGAAGGAGTCATGTGAGTGAAGATATCATACTCTTCCTCGAACTGCTGAAGAATTTTACCTTCTGTCTCTGTCATCATTTGATCAGTAACGTTTTCGTAAGCTCCAACAGGCTTCGCGTATACAACATAAGTGCCAACCTGTTTCTTCTTAGCGAACTCTAAGAAGTTTCTCCATTCTTCGGTATAAATTCTATCTTTCCAAATTACCGTAGAAAGGATAACGTGGAGATCAGCGTCTTTGCATGCATCGATGGCACGCATGACTCTTTCCCAAGAGCCCGGCGCTCTTCTAAATGTGTCGTGATCTTTAGCAGAAGCTCCATCTAAGCTCAACTGAACTTTATCTACCCCGATCTTTTTAAGATGCTTGGCTTTTTCGTAGTCTAGATGCCAACCATTAGAATCTGTCACTAGATAAAATTTAGAAGGATCAATAGCTTCTACTAACTGATCGTACTCTTTGATGATAAGGGGCTCACCTCCTGTAATAACAAAGTTAGCTAAGCCCAGCTCATCCGCCTCCTTGGAAAGCCTTCTAACGTCTTCAAGCTCAAACTTCCTTCTACCGCTAGCTTTTTCCCAATTCTTAGGGACATAAAATTTATCAATACAACAATGCTCACAATCAAAATTACAAAGATAGTCATATTGGAACTGAATGATGGCTATACTTTCTCCCTCTGCAATTTTACGAGGGAAATCCATCATTTTCTTATAAACATGAGGCTTATAAGACTTTAGCCAATTTTGCCGAAGCCCTTCGTCAGTGACTTCGGTGGCTTGCATGACTTTTCCTTCTCGAATCTTAGCGAGCTGCTCATCGGAGAGCGTCCCCTTTTCTTGTGTCAGACGTGCAATTTCTTGCAACTCATCCTCAGACCACATAGGAGGAGCATCATGAGCATTCCCTTCGAGAGGGTTGTGGAACATTGCGTTGTGAGAATTAGCCATACTATTTATTTACACTCTTTTCTGTACCTTCGGTCATTCGTTTTTTTAGCTCTTTAAGTATTTCTCGCCTTTCTTGATATTCTTCTTCAGTAGTCTTGCTTACAGTATATCTGGCGTTAAGTTTCTCTCCGTCGTGACGATAATCTTGCCGAACTCCGCCTCTGTATTGATATTTATTAAGCTCCGCGTCCCTTTCGGAGTCTTGTTCAATTTCTATATTCAAAGCTGAAACAAACCATATCTTTCCTTGAGGATCAGTTACCATGTACTGAGGCTTAATTCTGCCTCTAATATCGTCGATAAGAACTCTAGTACCCTTTTTTAAGAGCTTCTTGCCTTTTTTATCATCGTGGATTTCATCTTCTAAAATCACTCCAAATTGATTTATGACTTTTTTCCAAGGTTTAGAGGTATGTTTAAACCATTTTTCTCCGGTTACGTTGGATTCAAACTCTCTCTTATTGCCTTTTTTATTGTGAATCTTTTCATCAGACAATACTACCTTCTCCTCTGTGTTGTTATTTTCTTCAGACATGTTAGTTCGCGTCAAAGCCAGATTTGTTTTTACCTTCTTCCGGCTCTCTTTCTAGTATCTCTACTAACTCTATATTACACCTTATAGAAGCGAATGGAGGAGTTCTGTATCCGTGGAACGTATGAAAACTGCTGGCCCCTTCATCTCCATACGCTAATTCGGCTGGTATTTGAAGGCTTACTTTAGTCCCTTCACTGATTTGCAATAAAGCTTTATCTAACCCTTCTATGGATTGCCCCTTGGTATATGTTTCATCTTTAGGGGTTCTGGCGCCGATACAAATTTCTATCGGTCCTGATAAAGGTATACTTGTGTCATATGTGCTGTAAAAAATTTTATCCACATATTCTTTCTTTTCATAGTCATATTCTGAACTCGTAACACCTTCGTTAGCCCAAAGCTCATAATGCATTTTGACAGTATCGCCCTCTTTGGGGGTTCTTCCGTCGCCTTCTTTTAATATTTCTATGGAAAATTCTTCGCTCATAAGTAAACTTTTAGTCCTTCTTGCCTTAGTACGGCAATATCTAGGTTATTATAATTAGATTTTTTAAGTTTGTCAATTATTTCATCCGAATAGCTTGCTCCCATAACAATGATTGCTTGAACCGGGTCACTAGAAAGGCTGGATGGGTGCTTGATTATGACATCGCTCGCTGGCGCACGCCTACCTTGCTTGAAAGTAGCGTCGTCAACGATGTACTTCAGCCTGTCCCCTATCCCTGACATCGCTATAACAGCAAGAGCTTGATGGCCAGCTCCGTATACGGCGACGTTATTTTCTCCATACTTATCCACATACTGATTCAAAGACGAAAGGACTTTGTCTTTTTTAAAACGCATCGGTCTAAAGTTGACCTTGCATTCATGATTATCATCAAGGGGAGGAAACTGGGTGTGCTCTATTAGGTTTACCTTCTCTCCTTTTCTAACTTTGGCTGAAATTATATAATCATTCCAAACTACCGAACAGTCCTCTACTATAAACCCGGCTTTATTTAAAACGTCTGTGAGATTTGATTTCCTAAAGTAGGATATATGGTCACCTATAAACTCTGAGAAATGATCCGTTTTTATCATCATGTCAAAGTTGGGAACTTCAACTAGGCCTACTCCGCCATATGAGAGATTAGCAAACATCGACTCAAGCATTCCTACTGGGTTTATATAATGCTCAAGAAAATTCATAGATATGAAAGCGTCAAAAGGATGGCCGCCTATTTCAACATTCCCTTCATCCACATATCCTTTTCTTACATTTAGCCCTTGGCTAATACACGCATCTACTAATTCATCGTTATGTTCTATCCCGTAAGCATCGGCGCCGCAGTCTTTCATTAGCTGCAAATACTCACCTCCTCCGCATCCGGCCTCTAAAACTTTTTTTCCTTGTAAATTGTTATCTTGGATGAACTTAGAAAACTGCTGCATCCTGAAATCTCTCATCTCTTCAGAAAAAGCAGCAGCTCTTATAACGTCTTTATAATAATCAACAGGCTCGTTAGTTATTTGTACCAAGCCACAATATCTACATTGCACAACTTCCAGATCAACTTTATCTGGATCATCATATTGCTGCGCTCCTTTAGGCATCCCTTCTAAAACGAAGGAATGGTCAGGAAAAAAATCTCCTTCACAAACTATACATTTTTCTCTTCTAGCCATTTAAAATAACCAATTTTCTACAATCTTCTTTTATATAGTCTTTGTACATATGATGAAGCTCAATTAAGTCATCGGGGCATTCGTCGTGCCATTTTAAAAATCCCGGATCTTTTTCTGTAAGACCTTTGTTTGGCGGATCAAAATTGTCAGGCAAAGTGCATGCGAACAAGAAAGAAATATAGTGACATAAGACTTCCCTGTCAATAAATAATTCTTTTGAACATAAAGGTATCTCCTCAAACTCTACAGGATGACCTAGTTCTATTTTTGCGACGAGCTTGACCCTTTCTGCCATCGTTTCTTTATATCGAATGACTCCGCCCGGGATATGCCAGCCAGTGCCAGCGTACTCATCGTCTCGCCAAGCAAGAAGGCACCTATTCTTAGAATCTTTTATTAAAAGATCTACGTTGGTAATTGGAGTCATTTTGCTGACTCCCATAAAAATTTCTTCTGGCAGACCCATTTCCGGTTGCTCCTGCCTGAAAGTTTTTATTTTATCTTCAAGGATCTCAAGCGAAGATGTAATTTTGCTTTTTTCTTTTATCTCGTACATCATCAGTAAACAAAAAGTTTTTCGTCAATTATAGAATTGTTTTGGTTGTACCAGTTGTAAATTTTTTTTATGCTATCATCTATATTTTGAAATTTTATTCCAGACTCTTCACAAAAGCGCGTGTTGTCTCCGCTGTACTCGTAACCGCCCGTATCGTTTTCAACTACGATATCTAAATCTTTCCCCGATACTCGTTTTATTTTTTCGGCTAAATCTTTGTATGAATAGCATTCTCCAGTGCAAATATTATAATTTTTATGTTTAGGGGTATTGTTAATGAACCATTTTACAACTTTCACTAAGTCGTCAATATAAAGATAATCAAAAACAGAATTAAATCTCATTTTTATAGGCTTACCCAAAACAGCTTTACAGCAAGCGTTTGGTATGAACCTGTACCTCCAATCGTCATATTCTCCAAAAACCCCAAACAATCTTAAATTGTAAATATTAGAACTTTCTAGCGAGTGCTTGTTCATTAAATATTTGGAATATCCATATTGATCTATAGGCACATTTTCATTATAATAGGACTCCTTCATTTTTGAAGTCCAATTTTCTCTATTAAACTCTGCCCCCGAACCGAAATAAATCATTTTACCAAAATGATCACTACATCTTGCAATGTTAAAAAACATTCTAAGATTCTTTTCTAAAACTAAATTCGGATTCTTGTCGGAAAATTCTGGAGCCGCGTCATAAGTCGCTCCGTGGATTACAATGTCATAACCTCTGTTAGTTATAAATTTTTCTACCTTTTTTGAATCAGTAAGATCTAATTGAGAGCTATTGTAAGATACAATATTATAGGGCCATCTTAAAAATTTTCCTTGATAGTTTTCAGCTGAAGACAGTTGTTCTTTGAGGCTTTTGGCTATAAACCCATTCCCGCCTGTTATTAAAATTTTCTTAACCTTCAAATTCTTTTATTAAAAGATTTTCTCTAAACTCTTCTCTATCTAAAAACGGAGCCAGATCTTCCATTGGAAGAGTAGTGAAGCTTCCATCTTCTTTTTTCTTTACCGAAGCTTTTGGCAAAGTGACGTGACTTGGGTCTACGATTAGCTCGCATATCGCAGGGGATTTAAGATCTAAGACTTTTTTAACACAGGTCTTTAAGGATGATTGACTGGTAGCCTTGAAGAAAGGTAGCCCGTATGATTTAGCTATAAGCTCTATTGGTGGCAAAGTTAGACCGCTAGAGGGATCGCTAATAACTAGATTGCCTCCGAAGTGATTATTTTGAGTAGTTCTAATCGAGCCATAACCGTTATTGTTTAAAATAAAAAATTTGATTGGAAGATTGTATCTTTTTACAAGTTCAAGCTCTTGAGTGTTCATAACGAACCCTCCATCGCCTTCTATAGTAATCGTCTCCTTTCCGCTTGCCATGCATCCGGCTATAGCCGCGGGCACAGCGAATCCCATAGACCCTAAGCCTTGGCTATTATATACCCTTGTTCCTTTCTTGCATTTGAAAGCTTGCATGGTGACCTCGCTGCAGGCGCCTGAGCTTCCGGGCACAAGCAGAGAGTTCTCTGGTAAAAGTTCCGATAAGTATTCTATGAAAGCGTAATTACTTATAGGTCCCGATTTCTCTAAATGCTCCCTTTGTACTACTGGGTATTTATTATAGAGATTCTTGCAAAAAGAAAGCCACTCCTTTGAGACTATATGTTTTTCTGTAAGCTGTTTGTTTAAATGAAAAAGAAAAGATTTAGCATCAACGTCAAATGGATAATCTATATCTATTCCAAGTTTGTTTATTTCATTCTTGTCTATATCAACTATACATTTTTTTGCCTCTCTTGCAAAATATTGAGGCTGATACGCTAGTTGTCCATGGTCAAGCCTAGCGCCTAGAACTATGATAAGATCAGAATTTTGCTGATTGAAGTTAGCGCCTCTTTGTCCGACGCCTCCCGGCCTGCCAACATACTGCGGATGATCTTCTTCTAAGAAGTCCAAAGCTTTCCATGTTGTCAAAACTGGAATGTTGGTCTTCTTTATAAATTCAAGAAATTCAGAATATGCGCCAGAACTTCTAACTCCATTCCCAACTAATACTATAGGTCTTTCTGCTTTTTCTAAAGAGGTTAAAAACTTGCCAAGAGATGGAAGCCAGCTATTCTCATTAAACAAAAACTGCTGTTTATCGCATTTTAAATCTTGTAGTTTTATTTTAGCGGCCTGTATATCTAATGGTATATCTAAATGAACTGGACCTTTCCTGCCCGTCGTCGCTTCTTTTATACATTTGTCTAAATGAAGTTTTATATCTTTAGGATCATCTACCGTTGCTGAATATTTAGTTATACTTTCATATATTTTAGTAGAATTTATTTCTTGAAATCCTATCTGCCTAACTCCCCTGTCGCCAACTCTATCTTTATTCTGTACTTGCCCTGTTATTATTAACATAGGAACAGAGTCTAGCCATGCTGAGGCAACTCCTGTAACAGCATTGGTAGCGCCGGGGCCTGTAGTTACCAAACATACCCCCAACTTCTGCGTATATTGACCGTAAGATTCCGCGCAAATAGAAGAACCTTGCTCGTGTAAATTTGCTACTAACTCTATATCTTTTTTTGCTATAGAGTCTACTAAATGTATGCAACCACCGCCCGAAACGCAAAAGACATGTTTTACATACTCTTCTAGCCTAGAGGCTACGTAATCTGACAACTTCATCTCCAGTAAGATATAATAGTTTTTCTATTTGGATTTTTATTAATAGTCTCGTCGGTATAAAAAGAATCATCTGGAAAGTGGGTTGATGACACTTCTTCTATAACGCAGCCATTCTCGCTTGAAAAAGAGTGTTTGGAAGGTGGGAAAATTGTAAATGTGTCACCTTCTGACAAAGCGCTTTTAACCCCGTCTATAAACAAATTAACTTTACCATGTAAAATCATGAACGTCTCTTCTTTCTGCTTATGATGTTGTTCTGGATGTCTTTGGCCGGGGAGAACTATTATCAACTTTTTACAATATTCTCTATTAATAACAGTTATCATAGAGATTCCAGTTTCGTAAAATCTATCTATTCCATAATGATGAGATATTTCAAGATCTGCGGAGGATGGATAAGTTACTTTGGCCTCATCTAAAAAAGCTTTCACGTCTTGAACAATGCTCCAAGCCTTGTCTCGTTGATTGCTTGTGCTAACGTTAGATTCCAATACTGGAGCGTTGGTAGGTATATCTTCCTTAACCGTAAAACGATTATATTTAGACATTGAGTCCGCCAAGTACTGACCTTCTATACTGGGCCAAGCGCAATAGAAAGAATCTCTGGAAACAATCTCCCCTTTCTTGAGCTCAGTCTTAGCGAATATTCCTCTTTTAAATTGAGCTAAATCCCCTAACTCTTTTTGGGAGGCCGGAGCTCTTTCTTCTGAGCCGCAAGCTCTTAAGGAATTCAATGCATTATCAAGCCAATGATAAATTTCATCTGGAGTGCAAGAGTAAGCATTGCGCGGATATTCTTCGGTCTCTACAGCAACATGCTTCTCTGAAGAGAAGATTCCTTTAGCAATAGCTAAGTTTATAGCCCGTATTTCTTGCGGGGCTTCGTGAGTCGAGTATCCAACTTTAACTCCGGGATATCTCTGCTTTAATAAAGATATTTGATTAAGCTCAAGCTCTTCAAAAGGCGTAGGGTATTTGCCTACGCAATGCATTAAAGAGAAATCTTTCCGCCTGTGCTGCATAAAGCTCACAACATTATCAATTTCCTTCAAGGAAGCTCCGGCTGTCGAAATTATAATTGGAATATCCAGATCTTTAACCTTATTTAATAAAGACCAATCAGTAAAGGAGCAACTAGCTACTTTTGCGATATCAAACTTCATCTCTACTATCCTATCGACAGAAGATTCATCAAAAGCCGTGCACATTGTCAGAAAGCCTTTTTCTTCAGCGTAAGATTTTAAGTTTAAAAACTCTTCTCGGGATAGATTTGTTTCTTTGAATCTTTTAACATACTTTAGATCATCTCTGTCTTTATAGTCTTGATGGATAAAACTGTCTAAATCTCTAAACTGAAACTTCCAAGCAAAATCAAATTCATTTTTAAACGAACTCACAGTTTTGGCGAACTCATCTATCATAAGCTTTCCGTGCTCCACATCTCCCATGTGGTTATTCGCCATTTCTAAAATTATTAAAATTTTATTACTCATTTATATTTAGTGTGAACTATATCGCTATAAGTTGTAGCTTTATTTGCGGTACTGCCTCTTGGTTGGAAGCTTAAAAGATCTTTTGCATTGATGTTTTTGTCATCTATAAACACGTCATAAAAAGGCTTCCAGAATTTTACTGCATGAAACTTAACTCCCCATTCCTCTAGCTGCCTTCTGGTCAAATCCTCCCAATCTTTTCCAGTAGTACTACCTCTAGCTGTCCAATATACTATCTTATGCCCGTCCTCATACATAGAATTAACTTTATCTATATGCTCTTGGATAGGAGTGCTGCCGTAATAATCTCTTTCGTTTGAATTAGGTAGAGATGGGGTGTTGCAAATAGTCTCGTCTATGTCAACATAAATTACCATATAAACTTATCTTTATAGTATTCTGTTATTTTTTGTATTTCTTCGTCGAAGTTCTTCTTTGGCTCCCAGCCTAGAGATCTTAGTTTAGAATCATTTAAGGCATATCTTACATCTTGCCCCGGTCTAGATATAGACAAGTCTAAGTAATCGTTTAAGTTTGACTCATCCTCATTCAGTTTCCCAAAACACTTTAAAACTTTTTTGACTGTGTCAATATTCTTTTGTTCAAATCCTCCAGCTACGTTATATATCTCGTTGACTTTGCCAGATTCTATAATAGTCGTTACAGCGCTTGCCGTGTCTTCGGCGTGCAACCAATTTCTAACAGGAGAGCCATCGTTATGCAAGGGAATTTTCTTTCCAAGCTTGATATACTTACAAGTTTTAGCAACCAGTTTTTCAACATACTGATGAGTGCCGTAATTATTAGTCGGCCGCAAGATAATGTAAGGTATTTGATAAGTCCTATGCCATGCAAGAACCAACATATCCGCCGAAGCTTTTGTAGCGGAATATGGGTTAGAGGGTTTTACCAAATCATTTTCAGTATGTTCGCCAGAGTCGATATCTCCATAAACTTCATCAGTGCTAAAATGAAAAAATATAGGAACATCTTTTCCTTCTTGTCTAAAATGTCTTATTCTTTCTAATAAGTTATGAACGCCTTTAATATTAGAATGTACGAAGTCTTCACTGCATACTATAGAATTTCCGACATGAGTTTCGGCCGCTGCGTTAATAACGTAGTCGCAGTCGTAAAGAAACTTAATATTATTTATATCATCCTCTTGGAATTCAAAGTTCTCGTAAGAGTTAAACTCGTCTAAAAGATCTGGAGTTGAAGCGTAAGTTAGTTTATCTACACCTCTTACATACCATCCGAGTTCGAGACATCTTCTGGTTAAATGAGATGCTATAAATCCTAAGCATCCAGTTATATAGACTAATTTCTTCATGCAAAATATTCTTTTATCTTATCACAAACATAATCTACATCCTCTAAGTCCATTCCGTGATGGGCCCCTAATAAAAATCCATTCTTCATCACTAAGTCAGCATTCTTGAATTCTTGCAAATACTCTCTATAGATAGGATGCCTAGTTACATTCCCTGCGAATGTCACTCTAGTTTGCACTCTATTATCTTCAAGATAATTGAGGAGGTCTAATCTATTTTCGCACTGCAAAGGAATAGCGAGCCAATTCGGCTTGATGCTATCATCCGGCAAAATAATCTGCTCTACGTCTTTAAGGTTCTCTAAATATCGTTCAATATTTTCTCTCCTCTTATTCTTGAAAGCTTGGAATCTTTGAAGCTGAACTAACCCAAAAGCAGCATTCATTTCGCTGCACTTCATATTATATCCAAGAACTCCGTATAAGAATTTATAATCGTAAGGTATTCCATCTATATCGTGAGAAAACCTTTCGGACATAACCTCACTATTGTCTCCTATACGACCCCAATCTCTATACATCAAACATTTCTTAACATATTTTTCATCGTTGAACATTACCATTCCGCCTGTACCTCCAGCGGTAATAACGTGAGACGCATAAAAGCTAGTCGTAGATATGTCAGAATCTTCCGTAGTAGTCACTGTATCAGCAGAATCTTCTATAATTACAATATCCTCTCTGCCGATTCTAACTAACTCAGATTTTAAAAGCTTCCAATCTGGCTTATTGCCTATTAAATTAGGAATCATTACAGCCCTAGTGTCTTCAGTGACAACGTTTATAATATCAGAAACTTCCGGAACATAGGAGGTTGGATTAGAGTCCACGAATACTGGCTCAAGTCCTAACTGAACTATAGGCGCAAGAGTTGTTGAGAACGTTAGCGCAGGAGTAATTACTTTAGAGCCTTTGGGTAAGTCTAAACTAGCAATAGCGAGCAAACACGCAGAGGAACCGGAATTGACGAATACTCCGTATTTCTTGCCAAACTCTTTTGCGATTTCTTCCTCAAACTTTTTAGATCTTGGCCCAAAGCCAGCGAGCCATCCATCTCTCAAGCATTCATTTACAGCTTTAATTTCTTCTTCGCCATAGGACTCAAATTTATTAGGAGCATACCATACCTTTCTTGTACCTTCTGCCCTGTCTAGTTTCAGTCCGGCTTTAATCTGCCTTATAATATCCATTCTGATATTATTTGGTAAGCCGGGAATATGGAGCATGAAATCGCCTTCTGCCCATCTGCCATCCCTACCTTTATAATCCAATCCCTGCTGGTGAAACTTGCTTGGATATATATTATAAATATAAGAATTCATAGCTTTCTGAGGAAGCTCTTTTACAAAATCCCTATACTCAGGTTTTATTTCAGCCTCGAACATTGTACCCTTACATTCCATTATAAAAGCACCCTGTTCAGCCCAAGCCGCTGCGCCACCATCTTTCAGAACGTACCCGAAAGATTTATTTTTACCTTCTTCGTCTACGTAGTCATCGAACTGGGAAATAATTTTTCTAAGAAACTCTTTCGTTCTTTCTGAATTTTTCGCAAGAAAGCAATCTATATTCCAATCCCAAATATCACACGCAACTATTAAGTGATAGTTTTCGTCAATTAAGCTTTCTAATTTTATGTCGAAATTTGTTACTAAAGTATCAGTGCCCGTCCAATAAACCCAATCGTAACCCTGTTCGAAAAGATTTAGTATCATAGGCAGTTTAGCAAAGCCAAAATGCTCTATACCTTTAGAGCCGAAGCTACCAAAATCTTCCGTATTAACCACCAAGTCATAACCGTGTTTTTCACAGTAAGCTTTTTTGTTTTTGTAAATTGTCTCCTCCGCCATTTCTACAATGGAGGGGTTGTCGTTATGTAATGCTGCGACTGCTATCTTCATTTAAAATATATAATCCTTTCACTGTATGGATAGATATAATTAGCGGCATTAATGCCAACTTCTATATAACAAACCTTACCAAGCCCTGTTGCTATAGCGCAGGGTAAAGATTCGTTACCTAAAAATATATCTGACTCATCTATTTTCTTCATTAAGTCTAAGCCTGTAGGAGCTTGATAAAAATCAAACTCTGTATCTGTTAGTTGCTTAAAGTCTTCATATTCTTCTTCAACGCCAACGAAAGTTACATCTTCCTCGTTAAAGCATTTTAAGAATGTTTTAAAGAAATGTAAAGCTTTTGGCGATCCTCTGTATCGAAGAGATCTTGATATACAAAGCTTCTTTCTTCTAAAAAGAAAATTTTCTTTAGGCTCTTCTCTTTTAAGGAATAGCCAAGGATCATTTAAGAATGGAGATACTAAGGGTATATCAAATTTAGATGCATGATAATCTACTAAATTCGTGCCAACAACCACCTGAGCTCCTTCTGGATGTATTCCGTAATTAACGTCAAAGTCAGGAAACGGATCTTTGTCGCTGTGTATCTCAAATTCTTTTACGAATTCCTGCGACTTAAAAATGCTACTTAAAAATTCAGCGTTCTTTAAATTAAATTTCGTCTCACCATAGTCAGACAATATCACCTTTTCGTAACCTAAAAACTTGAGGATCTGCATTGAGTAAATGCAGTCCCCCATATCCATTCCCATAAAAGCCGTTTTCATTGTTGTTCTAATAACTCTTGTATTGATTCAAAAATCTCCAATGGCCTTACGTTGTTTATACAAGGGTTTTCTTCCCGTGAATTATAGGAAGGCCTTGGTGTGTTTAAAGGGGCTTGAATTAATCTAAGATTTTTTAACTTAGTGAAGAAAGGATAGCACTGCTCTTTGTAAGTATGCGAATATACCACAACGCTAGGGATTTCAAAACATGAGGCTAAGTGAACGGGGAAGCTATCTATTCCAAAATGAAGCTTGGCTCTTCTCATTAAATATGCCGATTCGTTAAAATTTGTCTTACCTATATAGTCTATAGTATTTTCATAAAGAGGATTATCCTTAGCGGCTCCTATCTGAACAACTTTTAAATCTGGGTAAGTGGCCTTTATCGTGTCTACAACTTCTTGCCAGTAATCGTAAGATTTTGATTGAAAATCTTTAGCTCCGTGAAAAGTTATATAATCTCCATCTGGAACCTCACACTCTTGTTCTTTGATAAATGGCTTGTCTATCTTTAAGCCGCAATTAAGGGCATAGCATTCAAGAAAGTGCATATTCGTGAGAATCTTTAAAAGTTGTTATTGGGTAAGCTATTTTAGTATGCGTATTATGCTGATAGGTCATAATAGCCTGAGAGTTTAAGAAAGGTAAATAAGCTATTTCATATTCCCCTTTATGAGGGCCTATACCTTCTAGATGAAATATATTCCTCATATGGTCTTGATATTCAATAACTTCATCTATATAAGGATTATCTTTTAGTATATCAAAGAATTGACGCTCTGTAGCAAAATGCAGCACGCACTCTGGGTATAGCTCTTTTATAGAACGCAAAAGAGACGTACTGCAAAGTACATCTCCAGCTGACCTTGGCATTACAAATAAAATTTTATCTGTCATCTATATGTTTTTTGCCTCCTCTTTTATCAGAGTTTTCTTTAAAAAATTCCTGCCTAACCGGATCTTTGCCTCCGTGCTGTTCAGCTCTACGGGCCGACATCTCAGCGGAGTGATCCCAGAGCTCGCCGTAAGTTTTAGCTTTGGTTTTACTGGTAAAATCAGCCTCAGAGTTAGCGTCGATTCTACTATCTATAGAAGCGTTAGGAATCGTATAAACCCTATCGTAAGAGACTCCGTCGACTTCATATTCGTGCGCTTCATGAACGCTCTGCCAAACAGTAATCTGTTCTTTAGTCTCTGGATTTTCGTAAATATATTCTGGCATTTAAGCTTGTTCTATTAGCTCCAAAATTTTATCAACGGTCTTTTTGTAGGTGAATTTTTCTTGAAGCTTAAGTCCGTTCTCGTTAATTGGAGAAGATTTATATCTCTCTACAGCCTTCTCGCAAGAGTCTATATATGCATCCTCCTCAAAAACGTACGTGCTACCTTGGTTGAACGCTTGACCTTTGCTGAAAAATATCCCGTCGTAAACCTCCTGCTTGCCAGAGGGCTCAAGCAAAACAGAGTTCTCTTCATTAGCCCATTCTTTATACCCAGTGCAATTTAGAATGACAGAATGCTTGCCTAAAGCGACAGATTGAAATTCCGGAAGCCCCCAGCCTTCTCCGCCAGATGCTCCTATGATTATATTTGAGGAATTTAGGTAATCGTTATAAAGACTATTCTTCTGCATACTACCTAAAAAGTTTACATTAAAGTAGCTTTTGCCTTCAAGTATGTCATTAATAAGTCTAGAAAAATCTTCAGCCTTTAAGAAAGGATTTGCTACAGCGCATTGTAAAACATAATCCTTATTATTGCCGTACTTTTTAATCCAGCTCTGGATAGCTGATTTGTGATTTTTTCTTTTCTCTAACTTTCCGGTCAGGTTAAAAACAATCTTATCTTTGAGGAACGTTTTTTCTTTTACGAAGAAATTATTTTTGTCAAAGCCAAGCGGAATGACTCTAACATTTTCTACTTCATTATTCTCAAAAATTTCTTTGGAATAACTAGAAGTGAAAGCTAAATTGTTATTTTGAGCTATATTTCTTTCACATGAAGTTACTTCGTCTAGCTCGTGGAACGATAAAAGAACCTGCTTTTCGCTGAAGGATTCTAAGCTTCCGTTTAGATGCCAAAGCTTAAAAATTGGATTTGATCTAGAATGATGATCTAGTCTTTTCTTTATGCAGGAGGCTATCCATTTATTAAAATCTTCACTTACGGTATCTTGAGCGCCAAGATCAATGTTGTCGCCAATAGGAAATAAACAAGGCTGTAACCCCCTTGCATGAATTTCACGCAAGAGGGCTACGCTCACCTGACCAAAACTAACAGAATTGATCGGTAAGTGGAGGGCGAAGTCTCGCATTAAAACAAAACTTCTTCCTCAGAAGAAGGAACAGAGGATGTTTCCTCCTTAGTAGTCCCTTGTCCCTTAGAAGGATTCTGAGAATTTTCAGAGAGATAGACCCTAAAGTCTGGAGCCTTCTCGTTCTTAATCTTACCATTCTCATCCTTCTTATTCGAGTTCTCGAAGATAACGACCTTGGTATTGTCGCTATTAGGATTGATAGAAACGTGCCCGGTCATATATTTTTGACCCTTGGCACTTTTCTGTACCCAAAGAGCACCGACTTCGCGCTCTTTCCATTCATTACGTTTTTCGTTATTGTATGTATCGCTCATACGGAAATTATTATTGCAGCTTTCTGGAGAGATGTCAAGTTTTTTTTCAGATAAAATTTTTCATCCTTTTTCTTAGGAAATCTATGCCTTTTGCATGTAAATTTATCACTGTCTGAGCGCTTAAATCAAAATCTTTAGATATATTTCTCCAAGTAGGAGTCTTCCTGCTGCTGGGGTTGTATCTCTTTTCAAAAATTTCAACAACTCTTTTATCAGAACATTTTTTCAAAACTGACATCGCGTCTGAATATACTAAAGAATGATTCTTTTTATCCTCTCTTTGAACATTGTTGGATAGCTCGTCCAACTCCCTCTCGCTATCCTTAAAATCCAACAACCCGTACGACTTGTCCTTGTCGTTAGATTTATTTAGAAAATAAAATTTAGTCTTGCTTCCTAACCAAGTTATATATTTTATGCCTTTAGTTTCATCAAAAGTTCTAGCGGAGTCATAGATTACATAATGAGACTCGTTTAGAGCATCAGAGAGTCTTATATTATTTATTTTAAAAAAATTATCAAATCTATGCGCCTGTTTGTAGTACATATTTTTGTACCTCTCATGAAGTTCGTTTAGGCTTTCGTTATCATTATTCAATCTTATATCATCAATGAGATATCTATCCTTTAGGTCTTTAAGATTTCTTTTTTCCATGATTTTAAAATTTTCTCGAATTCTGAAAAATTATATTTGTCTTCACCGTTAAATGATAAGACGAATCTATGGTGAGGAAGGAAGAAATTTGGGATAGGGTAAACCGCCTCGAGAATATCTTCGAAGCGGTCATAAAAATCTGCGTTTTGAATTATGTCGACTCTCAAGCCAAGGTCATCATAATTATATAGATGAGTTGACAAAAAATAAATATTTTTTTCTAAAATACTTTCTTGGTGGTAAGGGATGCGGCTGAAAAGCTTGATGAAATAATAAAATTCAGTATCTGCACTACTGGTAAAGTGGTGCAGATACGATGTGTTTTTGAAGTTTATATGAGCGTCTACCCCTAATGTAACGAAGATAGGATAGCATTCGCTATTATATTTTTTTAAGATATCACTGTTCAAGGTAGTTTTTTACAAACCATTTTAAGAATTTATTTAGATAGATTTTTTGCTTAGATACATCAGTGGGCCAAGAGAAAGAGTAATTTGACTTATCTTTTAATTTTTTATCGTTTCTTTTTTCGTATTCGTTGTCTGGAGATATGTAAATTCTTTTCCCATTTTCTTCGAAAAACCTAGAAATATGAACAACTATCCCATTGTTATTGTGGATCCAATCGACCTCATCGCATTCATACTCGCAGAACCTCACATCGGTTATTATATTGATTTCGTCATCTTTAATCAATTTTTTAACACCGTCTATCCAATACTGACCCTGAGTTTTTTCTCTCATTATCGCTCCGTGAGCTAATAAAAGAGGTCGAATTAAATTTTTTTCATCACGAGAACAGTTTACGGGGTCGATTCCATAAAGCTGCTTCGATATATCAGACACCTCCGACTTAAGTTTAGCCGCGAAGGATAAAAAATTAACTTTTTCGCCGCTGTCTTCAAATACGTCAGCGACAAGTCTCCCAAACGTATCCTTGCCGCTACCTGCTACGCCAGCGATTCCTATTACGTTTACATTCGTTTCCGTTCCGTTCAATAACATTCTTGAATTCTTTTCGTTTCGTTTAGAATCGTATCGTTTATTGTTGTTGTTATCACAACAATAAACTTCCCTTAAAAAGTCGACATGTCGAAAGACATGGAGACTTTTCCCGCTTAGCGCCTGTTCAAAAAAAATGAACTCTTTCTAAGCGACCGGATCTCTATACTTCCCTTTTAAATTCCCACGGATCTAACTTTTTTGGGTGAACAGGAGGCCTAGTGCCCACATGTTGATCCGTCTGCCTCTCCGTTATCCGTTGTAATCAGGTTCTTCGGGTTTTAATCCTTCTCCCTCTATCCGCAATAACTTTCCACGGTTGCAAAGTCTCCTACAAACAGAGCCGTGCTTTTAGAGATCGGGGGCGAGCGGCAACAATGGAGCTCGCCTATCCAAAAACGAGCCTAGAAACTTTCTTCTCTGATGTCAAGCATTTTTTCCTTAAAAAAAATCTTGACTTTCTATGAGAAAATAACGAAAATCTTTTCGTGGTTATTAAGTTTGAGAAAATTTCTGATTTTGCTACCTGCCCATCTAGGAACACTAGCACTGATGCTGGATACGATCTTTATTCTACGGAGTTCTGTTCCATCAATCCACTTTCACGCAGACTCGTTTCCACAGGAATCAAAATTGAGATACCAGAGGGCTACTACGGCAGGGTAGCTCCGAGAAGTGGCTTAGCCGTGAACAAAGGACTTGATGTAATGGCTGGTGTAATAGACTCTGGGTACAGAGGCGAATTGAAAGTTTTGCTGGTTAATCTAAATCCTCTGACCAATAGCAATTTGCCCCACGAAAGCATCTTCGGATCAAGTTCTAAAATTGATATAAAACAAGGCGATAGAATTGCTCAGCTCATAATCGAGAAATGCTATTCTCCAGAATGGGTAGAGGTGGATGAACTTTCTGGCTCTGAAAGAGATGAAGGAGGCTTTGGAAGTAGCGGTATTTGATTTGATCTCTCCTGTTGGATTGATCGCTTCATTTTTATTTATTTGGTTTAAGACTGACTTTTTAGTCTCTTATCTTAAGCTGATGAATTTCAATACGTCTGAGTATGAAGAACGCTCAATCGACGATCCCGACCTTTTATTCTGTGAGTTTTTAGCTTGTAAATATTACGATAAAAAATTCATATTCTTTATTTTTAAGCTTTTATCCTGCCCTTTTTGCTTGGCCGCTTGGGTAACTTTAGGTGTAAGTTTAATGTACAGTTTAAAGTTAATTGGAGTATATTATGCGTTGTCGCTGCTACTATTCAAATTCTTAGAGAAATCCTTTTTTTCGGATGATTGAAATAAGGACAACGAGAGATTATAAAAATTTATTAGACGGTATGGGCCAGAATCTATCTAAAGATAATTTTATGTCTAATTTTTTATACGCTTTTAATCATATCCACGTTGGCTGTAGCTGCAAGAAAAAGGCTCGCATAAATGCGGCCGAGAATAGGAAAAACGAATCTATTAAAAATCTTTCAGATAAAAATAAAACAGAGATATCTAACTTCTACAGAAATGACAAGATTGTATTTTATGACAAAAACGAAATCATATTATCCTTAAATAATGAATAACGAGAAAATCGAGTACAATAAAAAGATGGTAGGCCAGAAAGTAAAAGTCGTTGACGAACACGGTTTAAGCTGGATAGGAGAAGTCAAGGAGGCTATCGAGGACCACTCGTTTCTAATAAGAGATGACTTAAATAGAGACAATATTGTAAGCATCTATGACATTAGGTCTGTCGATGTGGCCCAGTTGTCTCATATCTAAAATAAAATTTCTAAAATATCCCTTTTATTAGGGACATTTTTACCCAAAAAAGAGTTGGCACGGTTTTAGCTAAAAGAACCGTGCTATGTTTTTACATAATAATCCATATAAATTATTCGAAGATCTGTTTTTTACAGATCAAAACACAAACTTTTTTCCATTTCACCAGAAAGATGATTCTTTCAAAGCTGTGCTAGAAGTACCGGGCTTTGATAAGGATAATCTTAAAGTGGAAGTTGAGGAAGATTACGTTAAGCTTAACGGAGAAGTTGAGGTGGGCGGCAAAACAAGAACCCTCAACAGATGCTACGAATTGCCGCAAAAAGCCGATAGCAAAAAACTATCAGCTAAATTAACTAATGGTATACTGGAGCTTTCTGTTCCTAGAAAAGATATTTCTAAAAAAATACCCATATCAATAAAATAAACTTGACATAATAATCACAATAATTGTCAAATTGGCCGTTGCTTAAGCAGCGGCCTTTTTTGTGTAAATATATATAGATATGTCTAATAAAACTTTAGAAAAAATTCCCGAGCTTATCAAAATTTTAGAATATCTCCTACAATTATCTAAAATAAGAGATAATATGGAAAATCCTAATAGTACAGGAGAAGATATCTGGTGCCACCAACTAAAGACCTGTCTGGAAATTTTGAAAGATGAATGATATTATTAAAGAAAAGTTTCAAGAAATTGAGCGGCTATCTTCTAAGATAGACGTAATTTTAGAGTCTATATCTTTTTGGGAAGCACGAATGAATAAGTGCTTCACTGAATGTGATGAGATAGAAGAAAATCAATGGTTGCCAAACTTAAATGAAAAAATTTCAACCGTAAGAAAAGAAATGCAGCTTATTCTCAATAAAATTCACGCCGAAGAAAGGGAGCTGGATATTTTAGACGAAAGTATCGCTAAGCTGTACAAAGAAATAATTTCTAGTGAAGTCTAAAAAAAAGTATTACTTAATTGTTTCAAAGAGAAGCAATTGGAGATACGGAGCTTTCGATTACTCTGAAGAAGGTAAAACGAAAGCAGAAGCTTATTTAAAAAGGCTTCGAGTCAAAACCGGAGACAAGACTCTTGAGATAGTCGAAAAATAAACTTGACTTGCAACCAGAAATTAATTAAGGTGACAAACCTGCTCTCGTCAGGTGTAAATTAACTCGTCAAATAATGGATATTAAGGTTAAGAAAAGAAGCGGTAAATTAGAAAGTTTTGATGTTGAAAAAATCAACAAGTGCGCATACAGGGCATGTTTGGGAATAGGCGGCAATAACGTATCTGCCAGTGAAATTATTCTAGATGCGCAACTTCAGCTTTACGATAAGATTACAACCAAAGAAATCGACGATGCCCTTATTCTTTCGGCTAGAGCTAAAATAGAAAAAGAGCCTAATTACAGCAAAGTAGCGGCAGCATTAGCAGCAAACGCTCTTTACAAAGAGGTTTTTCGCGAGAGCGTAGATTCTGATACTTTTGAGCTGCAATATCGCAAGTCTTTTGTTCAAGGGATCAAGAAACTGGTAAAAAATGAGATAGCTAATCCAGAGTTATTAAATTTTGATTTAAAGAAACTGTCAGAGGCTATTGACCCTGAAAGAGATAGTAAATTTAAATACCTTGGCTTACAAATTTTAATTGATAGATACTTTATTCGTGTAAATAATAAAATAGTCGAATCGCCGCAAGCTTTCTGGATGCGCGTGGCGATGGGCTTAGCTTTAAATGAAGACAACAAAGAAGACAGAGCTATTGAGTTCTATAACTTATTTAGCAATTTCCTTTACACTCCTTCCACCCCTACTCTCTTTAATAGTGGGACTACTCACTCACAACTAAGCTCATGTTATCTAAATACATTCGATGATAGTATTGACGGAATCTTCGAGGGGGTCTGGCAGGAAGCGCGTAAGAGTAAATACGCTGGAGGCTTGGGCTTTGATGTTACTAATTTTCGTTCTTCTGGCGCTTTCATCAAAGGCACAAACGGGATTTCTGGAGGTCTTGTGCCATGGCTCAAAATCTTCAACGACACACTCGTCGCGGTAAATCAAGGCGGTAAAAGGCCCGGCGCAGGATGTGCTTATTTGGAGCCTTGGCATCTCGACTTTGAGGATTTTCTAAACCTTCGCCGCAATACTGGTGACGAAAGACTTCGCTGCCACGACATGAATACTGCTGCATGGATTCCGGACCTATTCATGCAAAAAGTTCAAAATGATGAGGATTGGTACATGTTTTGCCCCTCTGAGTCTAGAGACTTGCATGAAGCTTTTGGCGATTGTTTTACGGCTGTCTACGAGCAGATGGTAGATAAAGCGGAAGCGGGAGAGCTTAAAAACTTTCGCAAGATAAAAGCTAAAGAGCTTTGGAAGAAGATGTTAAAAGTGCTATTCGAAACGTCTCATCCTTGGATTACTTTTAAAGACCCGTCGAACATTCGTTACAGCAACCAGCACGAAGGCACAGTGCATTCTAGTAATCTTTGCACAGAAATTCTACTCCACACTAAGCCATCTGTTTATCAAGACGGAGAGAAAACTATAGTTGGCGAAACTGCTGTTTGTAACCTTGGTAGCGTAAACCTAAAGAATCATCTTACTGAAAACGATGGTAAATTTACACTGAATCGTAACTTGTTAGCCAGCACAATCAAAACTGCTGTTCGCCTATTAGATAATGTTGTTGATTTGAATTTCTACCCAACTAAAGAAGCTGCTAATTCAAACTTACAGCATCGCCCAGTTGGGCTAGGGATGATGGCGACCCATGATGTGCTTCAATTAGTCGACATTCAATATGACTCTGATGAAGCTGTTAAATATATCGACGAACTTACGGAATTCTTTTCCTACAACGCTATATTATCATCTAGCGAGCTGGCTCAAGAGAGGGGAAGCTACAAAACCTTCTCTGGCTCATTATGGGATAAAGGCCAACTCCCAATAGACACGTATAACAAGTTGCTAGATTTTAGAAAAAAATCTGGAAGCAGTCCTGTGGGGGGTAAATTGGATTGGTCAGAAGTAAGAGAGAGTATTTCAAAATATGGAATCAGAAATAGTAACATTATGGCAATTGCCCCTACTGCCACTATTGGGTATATTAACGGTGTGGAGCAGAGCATCGAACCGAACTTCTCAGTCCTCTTCGTCTATGAAAACAAAAGCGGAAACTTCTACATCACAAACGAACAGTTCGTCGAAGACATGAAGAAGGAGGGCTTATGGAGCCCAAGATTTGCAGAAGCTGTTAAAGAAGCGGATGGGGATGTCACGCTATTAGATATTCCAGAAAATTACAAAGAAAAGTACAAAACTGCATTTGACCGCGATATGTTCAAGCTAATTCAATGTAATGCCGCCCGTCAAAAATGGATTGATCAAGGCATTTCTTTCAATCTATATAACAAGAACACAAGCCTCAAATATCTAAATGATATTTATATGGCAGCTTGGGAAGCTGGATTAAAAACAACTTACTATTTAAGAAACCGTGGCGCTTCTAAAGTTGAGAAATCAACTAAAAAAGAGTATACAGAAGAGGAACAAATAGCTTGCTCTATTGCTAACCCCGAAGCCTGCGAAGCCTGTCAATAATTTACAAAAATGAACGACTCAAAAACTGGAAATATATTAGGGAAAGATGTTGCGGGAGTAAATTGCATTTTGCCCCATAAGCACAAAACTGCATGGGACTTGTTCCTTAAAGGATGCGCTAATAACTGGATGCCAACAGAAATTTCTATGGCGGACGACATTAAGCAATGGAAAAATGGAGAAATAACAGATGATGAAAAATTATTGGTCAAACGTTCTTTGGGCTTCTTTGCTGGCAGCGAATCTCTTGTTGGTAATAATTTATTACTCAGTGGTTTTAGGTACATTACTGATGCTGAGTGTCGCCAGTACATTCTACGACAAGCGTTTGAGGAAAGTTTACATAATCTTACTATTGTTTACGTTTGTGATTCTTTGGATCTTAAGATAGATGAAGTATATCAAGCTTACTTAAATATCCCATCCATCAAAGCCAAGGATGACTTCTTAATGAGTATTACCACAGACCTAAGCAGGGCAGACTTTAATCCTAATTCTCAAGAAGGCAAAAAAGAGATTTTAAGAAACTTTATTACTTATTGGATTGTTTGTGAGGGTATATTTTTCTTTAGCGGTTTTGCAATGCTTTTGGCTCTCGGTCGTCAAAATAAAATGCAAGGCATTGCTGATCAAATTAAGTATACTCTTCGGGACGAAAGCTCTCACATTCAATTTGGAACTTATGTTATTAACCAAATTATAGAGCAGAACCCAAAAATTTGGACTAAAGCTTTTCAGCAGGAAGTAACTGAACATATACAAAAAGCTGTGCAGCTAGAGATAGCTTATGCTAAAGATGTTCTACCTAGAGGCATTCTTGGCCTTAATGCGGAAATGTTTGTGGATTATATGCATTATATCGGCAACCGCAGACTTGAAGGAATTGGTCTTGAATACAGGTTTGAATCGGATAAAAATCCTTTTCCATGGCTCGGAGAAGTCGTAGATGTACAAGCGATGGGGAACTTCTTTGAAAGAAGAGTGAGAGAGTACCAACAATCCGGTTCCCTTGAGGACGACTTTTGATGTAACATTCTGTATACAGCAATGTCACGATTCAAATTCGCCTCCGAGTCTTTTATGTTGGGCCAAATTTCATGTGAAATGATAGCTCTCTCTCAGCATCTAAACAAAAATAATGGCCAAAAACTTAATGGCGAATTAGTAGAACTTGACAAGATAATCAATAGAGTCAATAAAGTCAAGGAAATAATGCTGAGAAAGGATAAAGAACATGTCTAATATATCCGAATTCGAACGCACCAAGCCAAAAGAGACTCACAAAGCTTTTGAGGATACTAGAAAAAAGTACGAATCTATTCTGCGTGAAACTACTGTTATGGACGACGTAGACGCGGCTAGGGTTGAAATGGCATCTATTTTTCTAAAAGACCTAAAAGAAATTTATAAAAAGTTCCTTAGCGGGCTATAATAAGTTGTATGAGTAATCACATTAAGATGATGCTGGAGTCGCACCGTAGATGTGCGTCTGCTATCCAAGATGCCGCAAATGACGCTAGAAAAGCGGCCGACGCTTCAGCCGAAGAAGCTAAGCAATTCGAAGAAATGGCGCAGCAAGCAGCAACTAGAGCGGTAGAAGCTACAGAAGCAGTGAAAGTTCTTGAGGCTAAATTAACCTCTGCTACGGCAGAATAAGCCGTTCTTTCATCTGGCTAACTATACTGGTTTGATTTTCAAGCCTTACATATTTAGTCACGATAGTCGCTCTTTGTCTTCTAATTTTTATATCAAGACTTACGCCTTTTTCTTGTAGTGGGGTAATGATGTCAGATATAAAATCAAACATACCTCTTGATCTCATGAATTGCCAGTACATATCTTGCGTGCCTTGCTCGCATTCTAGCAGGATGCTTGCTTCACAATCTATCTTAGCGCAGGATAGTACATACCTAAAAGGCAGAGACTCCGTAGGAGGCTCGCATAAAGGAGCATGAACCAGTAAGTTCATATAAAATATTACACTTATGACGCAAAGAAATCTAGTAAATGACATTCCGATCACAAAAGATGGATTTGCTCATGTAAGCTGCATCGTAGAAATCCCAAAAGGGACTAACACTAAATACGAATATAATGAAAATTATGATATTTTTGAATTAGAGAGGTGTTTAGTCTCGTCCTTACAATACCCGATTAACTACGGGTTCATAACTCAAACTTTTGCTTTAGATAACGATCCGTTAGATGTTTTAATATTTAATCACGATCCGATAGACAGAGGAAGCTTGGTTAGATGCAGGGTCTTGGGGGTTCTAGATTTCGTAGATAATAATGAGATAGATTATAAAGTTATAGCAGTGCCGCATTGGACTCCGAAGATTCGCTACCCAAGATTAAACTCAATAGAACCAGAGCATCTTAAAATATATAAGCAATTTTTCCGCATATACAAGATAGATAGAGCAAATACCGTGAAAGTAGGGGAATGGAAAAATGGCAAAAAAGCTACAACGGTAGTTTTGGATGCTCATAATAGATGGCAAGAAAGGCAGGGCGGCAAAGATGCTTGATTTTGGATTAAAAGCGCAAGAAGAAAACAAGAACCTGCTTCAATACTATTGGTTTGAATCTGCTTTCTCTCCACATCTATGCCAGCAAATTATCGACTTAGGAAAAAGTTTTCCTCAAGAAGGGGGCCAAACTTTCGGAGGGGCAGACGGTGAATCATCACCTATTAGATCTAGCACTATAAGATGGATTGATTACCTAGATCCGAGGGCTAAATGGCTGGTAGATGAGTTGGGGCGTATGGCGATAGAAGCAAATAACAAATTGTTTCAATTAGATTTATACGGCTTTACAGAAAAGCTACAATTTACAGAATATGAAGGCCAAGGAGCGCATTATGACTGGCATCCTGACATCGGCCCGAACATGACTAAAAGAAAAATAAGTATTGTAGTGCAGCTAAGCGACGAAAAAGATTATGAAGGCGGCGAATTGCTTATTAACACAGGGCAGTTGCTAGTGCCTAGTAAAAAACAGGGCAGCGTTATACTTTTTCCATCTTTTTTAATGCATAAAGTAGAACCTTTGCGATCCGGAAGCAGATACTCTTTAGTTTCTTGGATTAGCGGCAACACTTGGAGATAATTATGGGAATGTTTGACGATATAACTGTACCGAAGTCTTACCTAAAAAGCTTACTAACAAAAGACCAAGAGAGGCTAGTTGTAGATAACGACTATCAAACCAAATCTCTTGAAAACTTTTTAGCGCAATATAAAGTCTACAGACAAAAACTTTACATAAAGAAGGATGGTTTCAAAAAAGGCGGTAAATGGGTTATTCTAAAAAACTATACAGGAAAAGTTAATTTTTATACATCTTTCCATGATAAAGGCGAGAATACGTGGTGGAGCGAGTTTAACTTTTCTTTTGTGAATGGGGTTTTAGATAAAAAAGAGCTAGTTAAATTTGAAATGCAGGAAACTGCTGAAGAGGCAAAAGAAAGAGCGAAGGTTTGGGCGAAAAGACACTCAGAAATAGACGCTTTTCAAAGGACTTTTAAGTATAAGTTTTTCGAAAAAGTACGAGTAGTTTTAAGTCGTATATTAGAATGGGTGCAGAAGAAGACAATTTTGCCTAGCCCAAGCTCTATAAAAGTTGATAGGCAGCGAGTAGCTAATAAAAGAAAAAAACTTAGCTTCTGGAAAGACTATTAATGGACTTTCCAGCCAAAGGCTATAAAGAGTTGAAAGAAGATTGTCCGGACATCCCAGCGGACACTTGCCCTCTAATCGACAAGACCCTCAAGCACGTCACTGAAATTGAAATTAATTTAGAGCAGCTTAGAGATCAAAATGAAGCCTTACGTGACGTTGGTAAATTTTGGAGGGCTACGGCTATCAACTTGCTTGAAGAATGCTGCGAACTAAATAAATATATAAAAAAACTAGAAGATGAATGAAAAAAGGGTTTACAGTGTTGGAGCTTTTATTAACCATAACTGTTATATTGTTGTTAGTTTCCTTATCTCTGCAAAGTTATGCAAATGCGCAGCGTCAAGCTAGAATTGCCACGTGTAAAGTATATAGAAGACAAGTAGAGACCTTTCACGCAATGCCTGAATATGATTTCTCAACAAGTGACCCTGTAGACAGGAGTGCAGAAGATATAGACCACTTAATAAAAGCTTATAACCATTGTTTTGACTGCCACTCTTCTGCTTGGGACATGACTTTAATAAAATGAAAAAAATATTATTATTTATCCTACTCGCCCCAGCGCTCTACGCGCAGACAACTCGATACGACCAAATAGTCGAAAGGAATGCTTTCTCCCTACTAGACAAACCTCCGGCCAAAGTTGAACTACCGAAGCTTCTGGAGAAGCCGCCTGTTAAATTAAATCTTACCGGTATCATAACAAGAAGAGGCGTTACTAGCGTCTACTTGTTTTCAAAAGACATGCCTAAAAGATTCCTAACGCTTTCTACTAAAATGAGAACGGATAGCGGGGTGACACTTTTAAGCGTGGAAAAAGGTTTGGTTGAAGTAAATAACAATGGCGTGACTGAGCTACTCTCTTTTGAAAGTCACAAACTACCCTCTACAATCACATTACCCGCCCTTAACGCTAAACCCACTATTGTAAAAAAAGATTCAAAAAGTGATAAAGATAAAAAAATATCACCCCCCACCCCAAAACCTGCTGTAGTGACCGTGCCTTCCAGACGGCCAAAAATAGATCCTAAAATAATCCAAAGAGGTTTGGAATATTTAGATAAAGTCGAGGATAAAGAAAAAAGAGAATACATTCTTCAGCGCCTCGAACGGCTCCAAAGCGGCCAAGAAAAAATCGATAGAAAGATTGACAACAACGAAAGAAAGCGCCAATATGACGAACGGCGCAGGGATAAATGAAAATAGAAAAAAATAAACTAATAGAGTTCACGAATCTTGTTAACGAGTGCTGCACAATTATGGATCATGATTACGTGGCGGACTGGTTGACAAAACCAAATCCAGATTTAAATATGGACACTCCTTTAGATACTTTTAATCAAGAAGGAATGGATAGAATACTTCGCCTCTTGTATTTTATTGATATAGGAGAAGCTGACTTATGAAAAGCTCAGTTAAAAAAGTTAAAAAAGATTGGGGCTACGAACTTTGGCTTGTTAATAACAAAGAAGAAAATTACTGCGGCAAAATCCTCTATATCAACGAAGGATGCGCAGGCTCAATGCATTTTCACGCAAATAAGCATGAGACTTTTTACATTCTTGAAGGCAAATTGACGGTAGAAACGCTCAACACTCAAACCGCAGAAAAAACTGTTTACATTCTTGAGGAAGGTGATACATTCGTTCTCGACAGGTTGAAGCCTCATCAACTTATCGCGCATGAAGGCGACGTTAAGTTCTTGGAGGTTAGTACCTTCCATGAAGACAGCGATAGCTATCGTGTTTGGAGATAATGAAAAAAATCATATTCGCATTACTAATGTCGGTCACCTTAGTTCAAGGTGAGGAGCTTAAACTATTCGGCAAAACTGTTATTTATGAAAACGGTAGTTGGGTAAACCCCGAGGAGCCTGAGTTTAAAATTACCAAGCCTAAAACTTGGCTAAAGCGCAACTATGTCCGTCACTATATGCAAGGCTCTCAAGAACTTACAGATTCAATCATAAAGATTAATTTTAAAGAACTTATAGAAGCTGGTAAAACTGGTGATCAAATTAAAATGAACGAGTTTATCGAGCTCTTTCAATTCGACAAAACTAAAGCTGCCGTCAAGGAGCATCCAGAAGCCGTGGTTGTGCCCGCTGGCATGGCGTTAGGCTCGGCCGCTGAAGGCGGCAAAGGTACGGTTATGGCAACGGTTGGCCTACTTAAAAACGTTGGCACTTTGACGCTGAAGACATTTAAGTTTTTAGCCAAGCCTGTGGCCAAAGTGGTGCAAGTAAAAAAATGAAGAGGTATATTTTAGGTTTTTTAGCTTTTGTCGGGCTTAACTTCGCTGGCTTGTTCTCTTTGGGAATGATAGTCGGTTTTGTCATGGCTTTAGGTGGAGAAAGAAGTGCGGATGCTCTTGAGCAATCCGGCTGGTTTAACGCGCTAGTGCTTGTTATTTGGCCAATTATTTCTTTCTTTGCTTTCAAATTTTCAATACAAAGAATTGTCCTAAAAACTAAAGACGAGGATTCAAAACTTTTCTGAGATGAGGTACTTAATACTATCAATGTTGGTTTCTGTTTCTGTTTTTGCACAGACAGAAGAAAATAGATCGTT